CATAAAACTCTCGAACTTCCCGTTCGTTAGCTTCGACACTGCAAGCGAGTTTACCTTTCTTGAAAGCCAGCGTAAGCTGGCGAATAAAGAAAAGGGCCTCAACATTGCAATCCTCCTTCAGAGAACCCGAACCGTGAAAAACCAGTAAGTAGAGTCCCCGAAGAAACTTCGGAATCACTACTGTATTAGAGTACCTCTTAGTTAGAGGTAACCCTGATAATTTGTACTGGCCGCATGATAGACACCTATCAAAGTGTTTACCAATAGCAGGAAGGTCTTCGAGAAAAACTCGAATTCCTCGATGCTCCACGGTTCTCTGGAGACGGGCGAGATCACTCTCGAATTCGTCTCTCAGGGTCGGGAATGCGTGGCCAGCATCCGCGAGGATGCCAAGCCACAAGTTCTGCAGTTCCCTAACATGGCATTTAGACATACTCGGATTAACTCCGTGAAATGTCCCATGCTGTTAGGTACCACACCACTCAATGGCCAAGCATCCGAGACTTCGCCCTCTTACTACAAGTAAGAAGCGCCCTCTTTACAGAGCGGCGTGCTAATCTCAGGATTCCCAACCATTCAAGCTAACCAGGAAAGCATTCGTCGAGAGGATCATAAGATCCGCAACGGCGTCTGCCAACGCGGTAGCTACGTCGCCAGGCTGCGTCTCGATCACGAAGTAGAACTTGCGTTCATACTGCGGGACCGTTGACGTTGCGAAGATGGTTTGCACCACTTCGAAATTGTGCCTGTCGGCCGTATAGGGGCGCAGCGCGGTCGGTCCCACTTTCGTGTGACGGATCCGAGCTCGGTACTCACCAAGCGTCTCCCGGAGAAGGTATTCGCTAGAATACCCATCCTGGTTGATCTTGATAAGAACCTTATCGCCACCAGCTTGAGGAAGAGTAAGTGTGTTGCCCAACATGGAACTGTCTCCTAACAGAACTAACTTCCCAACGGCTATAGCCGCTGGGCGGCTAACGCTGCTAGGATCGACCACTGCCCATTTGTTAAAATAGGCAGTTGAGGAAAAGGGACGGGTAGCACAGGAAAGACAACATATCTTTCCTTACGTGTCATAACCAATCGGTACGTCTGGTTTCGAAGACCAGGTATAACGAAAGGATGTGACGGGTTTACATAAGAGTCGCAAGCCATCCGGGCTTCCGAAGTCCTCATGTAACACACATTGTGCCAAGTGCAGCCAACTGAGTTGTTGGTAGCGGCGATAAGATCGCCGGTATTGCCAAACCAGTCAGCCAGCCACGACCAGGGAGTTAACTCCCAAGCCGCGGCCAATGCTTCATGACTCGTGATACCAAAGGTTAGGGCGAGCGCCTTCTTTCGAAGAGGCTCATACCCGAGCTGAGGTAGTAGCGAGTTCGGTAGCAGTTTCCACTGCGCCGTACCCCATTCTCTTTTGGAGTATGTGGTCTGAAACATTCCACCGACTACACAACCCTCCGAGTGAACCGTAAGGTTCGTCGGCGTTGTTTTGACGATGGTAACACCAAGCTGCACCCTCCTTTTCAGCGTCTCACCATTCCGAAGCCTCAGCAACATCGTAGTGCGGTCATCGACCGCCTTCTGAAATCGCCAAAGCTTCCGAAGATCGCTAATCATTGGTTTAATGGCCCATCTCCAACTGAGATAACCATTAGAAACAGCTTTTAACAAGCCGTTTCCGTAACCTTTGACTAGTCCAGGAAGGTCCTTCAACTCGCCGACAAACGTAGGTACGCTCACATGAGGTACAGACGGATTTGTCTTCGCGAGTATTTCCCACGCCAAATTGTTCTGATCCAACAAAGTTGGAACAGGCCATTGAGAGCGCGGGTCTGGTACTGCAGGCTGAAACCCGACGGGACAGTTAGTCCACACTCGGCCGTTTCCTGTGCAGTTCAGAGTCGGATAAAACTGATCAGATTCCATCTTAGAGAAATTCATCGGTGTGATGAAATCTCCTCCGATAGAATCATCGCAGGTTCTCCGAAAGCCATCCGTCGCATTTCTCGAGAAGGAATTGGGTGGAAATATGGTTTGATAAGTACCAAATTTCTGAGCCCGAAAATCCTGCTCTCGATGACGTAGCGACGACATGGTTGACCTTCCATGAGACGTTTCCTCAGGGAGACTAAAAGTCATTCCGAAATCAGAGTGATCTCGGTGAGGGCCGCCAACAAGGCGGC